CAACAGGTCCCCATTGAAATGCGCCCGAAAATGCTCCCGCAGTAGTTGCAACCGAGGGAACAACAGTTGTTCTATCTTCTTCGGTAACTACAACGCCAGGTGAAAGCTGAAATGCCATCTTCTTCTCCTTGATAATTTTATAGATATCTCTCTATAATTTGATTTCTATTTATTTATAATTACCAACAATTAGACTTTTTCCAACCAATTTAGCACAACTTTATTCATATCTTTACCATTGCTATTCGAAAACCAAAGATCTCCGTTTGCATCTTCCTCCGGTACCGATCTTTCAGTAGGCCCCTCATCTATGAATCCAAACGGGGTAAGATTTTCTTCAATCTGTTTGAATTGTTCTTCATATAATACTTTTCGCAGATTTGTGTCTGTTAAGTCTTTAAAGAAGGATTCATTAGATGCCCAAGCAAAAAGAACTAGGGTCATTACAAGATCGTCGTGATAACCCTCATCTGCTTTATAAAATCCTCGTATCTCAATAAAGGTTGAGATTTCTCCAATAATATCGGTATCATGTATTAGTAGTTTATTACTTTCTACCATACTTTTGAATGCGGTGCAGCCAAGCCTTTTTACTAATTTGGTGGTTCGTACTCCAAGCGTAGCACCGGAACTAAATCCGCCGGATAAATATTGCCCGGACTTAGAGTTACTTCCTACAAAGAATACGTTTTCATATTCAAGATCGGTATATAAAGAATCGGCAACTTGTTGACCGTTATCATTTATCTCAATTAAACAATATGCCGTATGGTAATCCTTTGCAACCTTATGTATAATATTTGGGTATAGTAATGGACTAATTTTATTGCTTCTGTATTTTGCCACCACCGTATAGGGGTATGCTGTTATATCCATAACCGTAAAGGCGCAATGGTCGCCTCCGACGCCTCTCGAAGTATCCGCTACAAGCATATAGACGTGATCTTCTTCTGGCTCTACAATTATATCTAATCCATCTTTACTATACACATAGGGTTTAGATGACATTCTACCTATTGTATCCGGATTAACTAATGTGTTAGATGACCCTAAGAAATTACATAATACTTCTTGGTTAAACTTAAGTTCACCGAGAATAGCTCTTTGTTCATCCGCCCACTTTTTGTCTCTACCCGGAATTTCGCTGTAATGTATAAACATAGGGATAAAACCATTGAGCTTTTGTTCTGCTTCGTTCCAAAATTTCCAAAAATGATTATACCCCAAAGGGGTAGATGTAAGTAGAATCTTTGTTGTTTCACCCGCAGAAACAACTGGGTATACTGAAGTAAAGAAATCCTCCGCTACATTATTTGGAATAATTGCAGCTTCATCAATATATAACCAATTGACAGATTTACCTCGAATACCGGAAGAGCTTGTAGCCGCAGTAAAAATTCTAGATCCATTTTCTAATTCAATATCACCTTTGTTAAATGTCTTAACGCCTTGTTGCATCCAAATAGGTAAACATTCATACATCAGTTCATACCGATATAAAACTTCTCTCGCAGCTGAAGATTTATTTGCTAAAATAGCAACAGTTTTATTTGATTGAAATAGAGTATACCATAGAATGCAAGCAGCAGATGTAATTGTTTTACCTTGTTGTCTGCCTTCCATTAATATAACTTTGCGATTATTAAGAATAAGATCAACTTTTCTTTTTTGGCATTCATATAAAATAAAGGGAATTAATCCTTTATCCAAAGAAACAATCTTGCAATATGTTTCAATAAAATATATAGGATTTTGAATACATTTCATTAATTCCGATACTTGCTCGGAAGTGTATGATATAGTGGTACCAATTTGTTTTAAATTTGGGTTACCATTATAAGAAATTTTCTTACTGGTCGATTCTGATACTATCATTTTTATTGCCCAATAATTTCATAAGTTCAGCAGTTGACCCTGCAAATACTACATTATTTTGAGTACCGATATGCCCTGCAGGTTTGTCTCTGTCTAATTCTTTGACTTGTTTTTGCAATGCAAGTAAATCCTTAGACACATCTGACAATGTTTTGATGAATTGTCCAGCGACCTCATAATGCCTAGGTGTTTCCGAATTTTTAGAAAGTTCTATAAGATTTTCTAAAGTGTCTCCGCCTTGTATAATAAGTGTACGAAGAGTATTTCTTGCTAATTGATAATCTTCTTCTTGATCTGTTTCCTTATTAGAATTTAAATTTGACACAATAGGTGCGGTAGTAAGGGCATTAGTCTGCTCCATCACTGGCTCTATGTCAAAAAGATCATGTAAATTCTCTAAATTTTTCATTTAAAAATCTTCAAAATTTTCTATATACCCATAACTATCAGTTACATTTGCTGTGGGAGAATCCGGTTGAACCGTAATTTTTTGTTGTTGATTCGTTAAATCTGGCGAATTAAAGGTATTTGTAATAACCTTTTTAATAACACCTTGTTTATTAACAGGGCCATAAAAATTAAGTTTAACTGTAAACCCTAAAGTCCACATAACAGAACGTCTGGTTACAAAATCTCCTTCATAGTCATCTTCAAACCCTATAGTATTTAATAAAATAGGAAGATCATTTTGTATATTTAATTCCGGTATTGCCTTTAAAGTTAAATTATAGTCGGGATTAAAATATGGTAATATTTGTTCAATAATTTGTAATCCATCATCTTGATTTCTAGCATACACATATAACAACATAGATAAATTATATGGAGTAGGCGCGTATTGTGTACTTGAAGTTGTGCTTGTATCCAATGCCCTAGATTGTTGTATTGGACTAACTTTTCTATTAGGATCATAATCCAATGATACTAATTCAAACCCCATTCTAGGTAAAATAACTTGAAATTGATTTGTTTCTATAGTAGGTTGTTGATTTATTCTAGCTAAAAATTTCTGTTTAGGCGAATAAGATAACGGTACCCGTTGTACATTTATAGTATTGCCGTTACCATCTTTTCGTTCAATGGTTATACTATTGAACATATTACCAAAAGCAATAATTGCCTTTCTAATAGTCCCCCAATAAAATCGTTGATCTAGCATTTAAGGATCTCCAAACGGATTTCTTTCAGAAAAATCCAAAACTGCATTTTTTTCTGCTCGTATTTTTTCATTATCTGCACCAACCGTTGGCTTATTCGAAGTATAATCCTCTAATACCATTGGAGTTAATTCAGAAGTTTCTAATAATATACTATCTCCGCTTTCGGAAATTATTTCAAAGTTATCTATATCTAAATCATAACCAGATGCCAATTGATCTATTTCAGCAACACCCGTGTTAAATCTTTCATTAGAATATTGCATCAATTCCCCATATAGGGTATAAACATATAATTTGCCTACCTGATAAAATGGTACGGCATGTTCGACTTTTCGTATCTCAAAAAAACCTTTTGTCAACGGAAAATAAATTACGTCACCTTCTGCTGGTCTAGTTAATATAGAATTACCTGTGCTACCAATTACATCTGACCAACGTTTTCTTGCGACAACAAATGTAGCCGAATCTCTAATCTCAACACCAAATTTCGTTAATAATTCGCTATCACCTTCGAAACCATTATTAGATTGTAAATACATCTCAATTGGGTAAGCGTGATCAAAAGTATTAGTTGGGTCTTCAGTTAGAACATTATCATAGTTACTAGGAGTACGTGGTATATAATAGACTTCGAATCCATAAATTTTCATCGATTCAATAATTAAATCTTCATAGATATTCTGCTCAGAGGCACGACCTATGTTCTTACCAGATTGAAAATAATGGTTAACTGTTGCCATTTTTAGTATTGACTTTCTATTGACAAGGTGTTATTATCTCTATGTACCCTATTAATAAACACTACATTATTATATTCCATTATTAATTAGCCTGTAAAAAAGTCTACAGGTAGCTGAAAACTGGATTGTATATCATCTTCAATTTGTTTGATCTCTACCATAGCTTCATTATAAATCGTTTCACCGTTAAGCGTTACTCCGCCAGGTAATTGCATACCGGAAAACTTCTTAAGATTATCTCCCCATTGCCGTTTAATCAAAGCAGTAGTATACATTTTAAGGAATCTATCGTCATAAACATCGCGATATGTTTCCGGATCTAATATTCGGTAACAATCAACCAATAGATATTCGCCCACGGCGACATCAGCACTCCAATCCATATCGATGAAAAGTCTATTCATGTGCCGATTAAATCTAATTGGCTTTTGACCTACAAGTAATTGATTGATTAATTCAATTTCTCTTTTCACTGTGTAGTAGTAAATCAAATCCGTAGACATTAAACTATACAAATCGTTAATCATAATTTGATATTTTAAACTAAACAGATTCAATCCATCTGATTTATTTGTAAATGGAAAAATTTCCTGTACCCCCACAACGGTATCCGGTACAGAAATATATTGATTATCTTTATCTGTTTGAGTAATTTGATGCTTTAAATATACTCTTTCTATCGCATCATAATGATATTCGCGATAAAATTGAAACGCATCATCAATTCTATCTTCCACCTGATCGTCATCTACGTTTATTTCTAAAACAGGTGATCCTAATCTACGTAGGCAATAGTCTCTTAGACCTTCTCTGGATGTTACTTTAGCCATAGTATACTATTTCTCCGGTAGTTGGATTATATGCTAATGATAAAAATCCTGCAGGTATAGTATTCCCCGCATTTCGTATTGGTTTAATTATTAAAGTATTGGCTGCGGTGTTAGTTAATCCATTTCCGGTAGCATTAATTATAATTGAATTGTCTGTTTGTCTAATATTACCTGAGTTATAACCTATTGCAATTGCTAAATTTCCTTGATTTGAAAATCCTGCACCGGCGCCTAATGCGATTGCGTATGTTCCTTGATTTGTGTGCGCCGCCCAATTTCCGATTGCGACTGCTGAATTTCCTTGATCATCATATCCCGCTCTTTCACCAATTGCGACTGCTGAATTTCCTTGGGTAAATCGTCCCGCTAGTATGCCTATGGCTACTGCGTTTATTCCTTGATTAGCATTAGCGGCAAAGCGTCCGATTGCGATTGCATTCGTTCCTTGATTAGAAAATCCCGCATAGTCGCCAATTCCGACTGTGTTTCTTCCTTGATTATAATATCCTGCTCCTGCGCCTATTGCGATTGCTGATATTCCTTGATTATTATTGCCGGCAGTTTGGCCTATTGCGACTGCTGCCATTCCTTGACTAAACTGCCCCGCGCCAAGCCCCATTGCAATAGCTTGACCCCCTTGCGCGGACAACCCGGCAAATGAGCCTATTTTAATATTGCCACTATTAGAAACGGTTACATTTGCCGTGCTACCTACCCCGGCTGGGCCTGTTGCTCCGGTTACACCAACTAATGAATTTCCAGTAAAATCTTTTACATCATTTGTTCTTATTTGAGCAACATATGCAGTACGCCATACGACATTCGAAGAACCTAAATCATATAGATCGCTAGAAACAGGAATAAGACTTTGTGCAATTACTGATAAGTTTGCAGCACCGGCGCTGCCGGTGGCTCCTTGAACTCCGGTGGCGCCTGTTGCACCTGCTCCTGTTGCTCCCGTTGCTCCTGCGTTTCCGGTTAATCCTGTAGATCCAATTACGCTTGCGTTGCCGGCAGGCCCCGCCGGACCGGTAGCACCAGTTAATCCAATAACCCCAGTGGCGCCTGTTACACCACTTCCGGTTCCACCTGTTGCATATTCAAGAGAATTCCAAGTATTAGAGCCATCTCCATATTTTATTTTACCCGTGTTCATTTCTAAACCAGGTTCTCCTTGAGATAAAATTGGATTAGTATTTGCCCAATTTACAGATGTATCTCTTCTTAATTGTATTTTGTTAGCCATTTTGTGTTACGTCTCCGTTAAAGGATTTCTTATTATATATGGATCTATGCAGTACCGCCATCCACATTAAAATTAATTGTATCATATATTGTTGTTGCGCTGCCGCCATCTAAATTTGTTACTGTATATGTTATACCCGGTGCACCGGTCAATCCTCTAAGACCCGTAAAACCTCTAAGCCCGGTTGCCCCTCGAACACCCGTAGCACCGGCGCCGGTGGCGCCCTGAATACCT